GGCTTTGTTTATCCTCGAAAAATTTAGGTCGGAAACCTGAGGCGCACTTTATTGACAGGCGTGATGCCTGTTCGCGCAAATGTCTGAAGAATTAGAAGCTCCACTAGTGACTGGTGGTGAAGTTGAATTCGAGTCTGAAGCCTCAGCGAAAAAGGATTCTGAAATCCCAGAGGATCAAAACTCATTCTCAAAAGATCAGGTTGATGATCTGCTCACTGCGTTGAGATCTGAACGATCAGCAAGAAAATCAGGTGAGAAACAATTAAAGGAATTGGGGGCTCAGCTTGACCAGCTCAAGGGAATTGATCCTGAGGTCCATTCAAAATTGGTTGCGGAAAGCGCCAAGCGGGCTGAACTCGAATCAGCTCTAAAAGACCAAATCGGTTCTATCGAAAAAAATTATGCTGAGCAACTACATGTTGCAGAGGAGGCTAAAAAAGCGGCTAATGATGAGGTTTTAGGCCTTCGCAAATTGCATGCATTTGAAACGGCGCTGGCCGCGGCTGGGGGTCGTGGAGGAAAATGGACGGCTACCGTTTATGCCGAGGTATCAGATTCAATCAAACTTGAGGAGGACGGGAGCATCACAGTCATTGACAAATCAGGCGCTTACATCCTGGAAGATGGCAAACGAGTTGAGCCTGCCGATTGGTTGAAGCAGTTTAAAAGCGATGAGTTTTTAGGTTATGCATTTAAGCCAGAGCGTGGGTTTGCATCAGGAATGATGGAAATGCCAGGCACAAGAATTGGCAATGGCACTGATTTGCATTCAATGTCAAAAGAGGAGCTATTCAATCAGGGATTTAAGGTTAAAAAATAGCCTACCTCTTACCAAAGTAAAGCCTCAGGGGATTCCTGGGGGTTTACTTTGTCAACTAGGAACAATCAAATATAGAGACCACCGGGAGGCGTGATGCCAAAGGGTGTTTCGTTGGTTTTCATTGGCGAGATGCCGGGATAAGCCTAAAACCACCCTTTCTTATTATCGTTTTTCAAGGTAAAGCATCATGGCACTTACATTATTGGAGGCCTCTAAATCTGCGACGTCAGCAGAAGAGCTGGCCGTCATTAGGGAACTCACAGAGGGAGACCTCCTAAGTGTGCTCCCGTTCCGCAATATTAGCGGCTCTGGTGTTCACTATCGCAGAGAAGAAACTATCGGAGGCGTAGGCTTCAGGCATCTAAACGCCGGACTAAATGAAGAATATGCAAGCTCTAGTCAACAGTCAGAGGCGCTGAAGTTCTTTGGCGGCGATGTTATCGTGGACCGGGCTATTATAGAAACTCAAGGCGAATCGGCACGTAGCTTCCAGGTGCAATCTAAGATCAAGGCAATGCGTATGGTCTATGAAAAAGTCTTCATTAAGGGCAGCGAATCTGCTAGCAATGGCTTGGAATTTGACGGCCTTGAAAAGCGTTGTGGAACTGCAGCCGAAACGAGCCAGGCACTTGATAACGGCGGGGCTGGTCTGAGCCTTGGCGCTCTTGATGAATTGATCGACAATGTAGATGCTGATGGCGCTAATCCAATGCTCATCATGAGCAAGCAAATGCGACGTCGAATCACTCAAGCCAGCAGGGATGGTGGCATTAATGGTGGCATCCATATCTCAACTGATGAGTTTGGCAGACAGCGCATTCAGTACAATGATACAAGGATCTTGATCGTCGATAGAGACGAAAACAACGTTGAGATTCTAGGCGCTAATGAAGTTAACAACACAAGCTCTATTTATTGTGTTGGATTTGGAGACTTGCTAACTGCAGGTATTCAAAACGGTTCGATCTCGGTACGTGACCTAGGGGAATCTCATGATACTCCTGCATATTTAACACGGGTTGAATGGTATACAGGCCTAGCTTGTTACAACGGACGTTCTGTAGGCAGACTTTATAATATCAATCCCGCAGTTGCCGCTGTTCTTTGATATTTAACGCTTGGGGTGAGCGCATCGCCCCACATCTAATTCTTTTTAATTATTGAGGCTAAAACAATGGGCGCACGCTCTACCGGAATTTTCCCCGTCAAGGCGGGATGGGTCGACACGGCCACGATTTTGCCAAGCAATGGCGCTGATCTCACAGTTCCTGATCTAGGTCACAGTGGAGAAATCACTTATTTGGCATATTTCTCGGATAATGCAAATGGTTCTGTTGAGGTTCAGGATGGTGACGACAACAGCCTAGTTACATTGACAGCTCCAACTGGCGGCGGCAAGGTTTTTGCAGTTCGCTCTGGCATCGAAACTGGCTCGATCACTACTATCAAACTAATCAGTACCGCCCTGGCCGCAGGCACTGTACAAGTTTCAGTTTTTTGATCTAAACATTTAAACGGAGTCCCTCTTGATTGGGGGGCTTCTTTTTTATGGGAATGCTAAGGCGCTATCGGGATTTGAATTTTGGCTGACAACTACGTGACCCTGTATGAAAAGAAAACAGGGAAATCAATACTGGCCTATCCGTGTTCGTTGCAGGAATTTATGGACAGCGGAAACTATACCCAAGATCCACCAGGGGATAAGAAGACTATCCCCCAAAACTTTGTAGAGAGCAAACGACCCACCGCCGGGCGTGAAGGCGACCGCCTGGCCGCATTAAATGAGTTCAAAGCCACGGTTGACAAAGAACCCGAGGCTGCCGAGACGACCCCAGAACCTGAAAAAAAAGATGAAGGTCCGCCCCGTAAAGCCCCGCGGCGCAGGGCATCTTAATATTATCCAACGCCGAGCTTAGCCCCAGTTTCCTGGTTGACAATACAGGGAACTGTGGTTTTACCACTAGCTGTAGAGATCTCACAGGTGGAAGCTTTGAATTCTGACATTGGGGTCTGATTTGTTTCAGTCAGCGCACCAATCGGCAGTGCAATTCCTGCAGCAAGCGCGAACGAAACAATAATCTGTGATGCCATGACCCTATTAATGTTCTCTTAAAATATTTCCGTGCTGGGAGATTGGGGCATTTTCCTAGAAGATCAAGTTGCCAATATGTAAGGCCAACTGCTTAACAGCGGTTGTTTTCCTGTTGTCTGGGAGGTTCTCCCATGACATTAAAACAAAACCCTTAATCCCGTCGTTACCTACAACAGGGCAAGCCGTCCAATGATCTGGGTCATTACTGTCATGAAACTTACCAACCCAACAATTATCATATATCATATTAGATATAGCTTCCTTCATTCCAATTCCCAACACGCCGCTAACTGGTGTGGGGAAGACGGCACCAGGAGTATTTGACCATACTAAGTCAACAGAAACACCATTAGACCACCCTACCAGAGCAAGTTGTCTTGGTTTATAGAAGCTAAGAAAATCCCCTAGCAATTTCATAACTTTATCGGTTCTATCTCCATCATTGGAGAGAACTTTTACCATCGAGGTATTTCTGCAGCCTATTAGGCTATTTAACCCTGTAGGGTTTCTCCACATCAATAAACCAAATACCATTAGTGCGGTGACGATTGTCAAACTACTGACTCGCCAAAATAGATCCAGCGGGCCTTCCGGATCATCTAAGACCAACCGAACCACGCTATCAACAACACGAGACGGCCACCATCCACCTCTAAATTTATTTGGTTTTTGATCAGTCATATCCCAACTCAGAGTGCCCAAGTCTCTTTAAGTTTCCGCTGATATTTTTAGGAATGATGTGGCGACTGATTATGAGAATCAGATATGAACCCAACATGGAATTCAGTAAAAGCGGCGGCCAGGGCGGCAGGGGCTAAGTACCCTGAGGTTGTCTCTGCTCAATGGGCGCTTGAGAGCGGCTTTGGTAAATATGTCTCAGGTACGTGCAATTATTTTGGTATCAAGGGCACACCGGGGACCACTGTTCAGACTCAAGAATGGGACGGTGATAATTTCATAACTATCGAGGCCACATTTAAGGATTTTTCAACTCCATTTGATTGTATTAAATACCTAGTTAATCATTGGTATGAAGATTTTGAGACTGGTGGTATCACATATCGGGGGGTTAATCGAGCCACGTCTCCCCAGGATTGCGCCCGGCTGCTGCAGGTTGAGGGGTACGCGACTGATCCGGCCTATGTCGAGAAGTTGCTAGGCCTGATCGAGGCACACCCTGAGAGGCCCCTAGGAGGCCCTCAGAGCGACGAAAGCCCCAGCGTTGACACCACGGACTCTATTCGCCTTTCTGATTTTTTCAGGTTCTATTCAGGCACCCCTTGGCAAGATGAAGGGATTAGGTTATTAGCTGATGAATTAAATAGACATCAGCCCAATCTGATGAATGAGAATCATCCGTGGGTCATAAGATATCGACGGCAGGATAAGACCAGTATCGAAACTTCTGTGAAGATGACGCTAGATGTGCCCTATATGTATCAGCTTGATTCCGAGACGGGCCATGGCGGGAGAATGTGTTGGTCGAGCACCAATAGTATGCTTGTAGAGTTCTTAAAACCAGGCACGTTAAAAGGTAATCAGGCTGACGATGTTTTTCTCTATAAGGTTCTAGAATATGGAGACACTACTAGCGCAGACTCCCAGGTAAAAGCATTAAATACCTATGGTGTTTACGCTGAGTTTAGGACAGATGGAAAAACGGAAGACATCAAACAGAGCCTATGTTCTGGCATTCCAGTTCCTGTTGGAATTTTGCATTATGGTCATTACACTGAACCCCATGGTGGTGGTCATTGGTTGTTAATTGTAGGTATTGATGAGGAATCAGGAAATTGGATATGCCATGATCCTTACGGACGCCTCAACTGTCTCACTGGTGGGTATGAATCCAACTCTCAGACCGCTGGGATGTTTGTTCAATATCCCATATCATATTTTGATAAGCGGTGGAGGGTTGGAGGTTCGGGTGGCTGGTATATCAAGGTCAAAAATAACTTTTAGGAATGCTTTCGTGATGCATTATTATAATGAACGAGGAGTGGCGAACTCATCCGGGGATTCCAGGATATGAGGTTTCGAGTAATGGAAATATCCGCCGCAGTATTGCGGGGATTAAAGCAAATGTTCCTGAGCCAATATTGTCTAAAAATAGTGCGGGCCAGGCTGCTTATTGGATAAAGCCAATTTCTGTTGGGGCTCAGGTTATGCTGAGGGCTGATGGTCTGACTAAATTTTTTGGCACCTAATCGGAACCCCTTGTCGGGGCGTCGTTTGCTAAGAATCCGTGGATGGACGACACGCCGCGGACAATCCCCCAATGTTCCATATTTTGAGGAGAAAAAATGGGAGGAGCGTTA